ACCATAAGCGCCCAAGCCAGCCATTAAGCCTTTCTTCAAGCTGCCTGTTGCTGCGGTATATCCACCACCCACCATCAAAGCTGCCATAGGAGCGCCAACACCAGTAGCGGCTAAGCCAGCGCCAATGACCATCGGAAGCATGCGCTTCAAAAAACTTGCTTCGGGTAAACCTGTATGGGGGTTGATGGTCAAATGCCCGCCACCAGCCATAGCGATGTCGTTCAGGCTTTTTACTTCCCCTTTGGACATGTGAACAAGCACCGTATCGCCATTGCGACCATGCTTCTCAAGATGTTTTGCAGCGTGTTGTAGGCTCATTTTTGCCTCATAAATAGGGGGTTGGTGGACTTTATCATGTTGAGAGCGCGGACACAAACGAAAGTGTGGCTACCACAGACTGGGTAGACGGCTTGGTTGGCGTGCCAGAAGCGTTTAAATGCTGGATGGTTACAGCGGCATCGGTTGGCGACCAGTAAATTTCTACATAGTCATTTGCATCCATTTCCAAGAAATAATTCCAGCCAATGATTGAGTGACCGGGTGTACCACCGTGGCTGTTGGGGATTGAGACAAATCCGGTTGAGCCTGTGATGTCTACGTTATTCTGTTTCAGCCAAATATAAACATCGTGCAGTTGCACGTCTGTGTTTTGAAACTGCGCACTAAACTGAAGGTTGTATATACCTGAATTGGCTACTGTAATCTTGGATGTAGCAATCGACACCTCATTGGAAAAATCCGTGGTGTTAAGCGTCATCAACGTGGCTGTGTTTGCCGTGGTTACCTGATCTTGGTCGCTGGAGAATGCCCCGTACGGGAAGCGGATAAACCGCCCGCCGGACTCACCCAAAAGCGCCCCGGTCAGGTTGTCAAGCTGGTTGAAATACAGGCGCAGGATGTTTGAGTACTGCTCAATAAACTCGGCGTTGTACTCGTTCGGAGCCGCTGGCAGTCGTGGCTGGACGACTGGGCGATATCGGTTGATGATGGTTGCCATCAGCGCCTGCCGTCTGGTCTGATGTCAATCCGAGGCACACCCAACTGCCACTGAACACCAAGCTCGTCTGAACTTACCTTAAACGCCATCTGACGACCACGAATCCGCACATACACCTGTTGGGTGAACTCTTGGATGGCATAGGTTCTGGTGTTCTGGTAGTTCTGCGTACTGACCACATCAGGATTGTTTGAGTTGCCATACGGCGCACCTGAGTTGGCGCGGGGCAGTACCGTAAACATGGCGGTCGGCTGGTTCACATTCGATCCGTCAAACGTCAAGTCAGGGATCAATCTCCAGACAAACCCAAAGTTGTGTCCATCCCCAATGTCAAAATCAGAAGAAGTCACCTGCGCCACAATCGGCACGGACGGGTTCACTGTGCCGTCATCCACTCCGCTCTCATGGTACAGAAGCTGTGCGTTTGAGTTGCCACCTGCCACGCCGTATGTGGTTGCCATTGGGAATGAGCGAAGGGAACTGTCCAACCATGCTGTGCGGCCTTGGTTTAGATTCTGGTAGTTGTCCCAGTCGCCGTAATACCAAGTGTTTTCCAAGTGGTTGTAGATCACATAGCGGTTAACCACGGATGAGTTGGCAGAACAATACTGCCACCATACTTCACTGTAACCCTCGTTTGTCCCCGCGCAAAACTGAAACGCTTGCTCAAGGTTGATGTCGTTAAACACGTATTCACGCAGGGTAGACGGCAAGGTCTGCACCCGACCAGAGTACATGTAAAACTTGTCTGTACCCATCCAGTAGGTGATGTTGTTAGCGGTTGCTATCGCATTTGGCCCAGCAATAGATATGTTGTCGCCCATGATCTGGAAACTCCAGACATACGGTGGGCCAAGGTACTGCATGGAATAAATGGCTGAATCCGTCAACACCAAAATTTCTTGTCGGGTCTGCATGGCGGTCACAATTTGTGAACCATGACTCAGTCGGTAGCTACCCGCTTGGTTTGTTACAGCCGGAATCCATGTAGCAAAACTTTCTTGGTCAGACCAACGTATCAGCAAGGGGTCTTGGACGGTAGTGCCGTAGTCGTTTACACCAAACGCAAGAACAAACCTTGAGGCATCCGACACCATAACGAAGTTGGCAACCGTTGGGCAAGATGAGTCAGTGGTAATCGTCCCGGACTTTGTAACAACAGCGGTGCTTGGGCCAAGGTATTGGCCTCGGTTGAATGTGCTGGCAGATGCTGCGTTTGCCCAGTAGTACAACGCACCGCCACGGGGGTTGAAGATCAGGTCTTCGCCAAAGTTTGACTGGCTCCACAAACGAAGCTGAATGCCGATACCTGTAGCCGCAGGAGAACCCCAGCCCGTGAATGTGGTGGACTGCGTCACTATTGCATTGTCGGCGTGGGAGGCGGCTGCGCCTGAACCCGTCCCACTCAACCCACGGGTACATCCCAAGAATTGCGTTGAATTTTTACTTGTGTAAGAGATGTTCTCTGAGTCGATCAAGATGTTTCCGGCTGCTGTAAACGCAGTTGTTGAATCAACCGTGATTGTGGTGACGGAGTTGTTTATTGAGCCGTTAAGTTGGTTTGTTGCTGTACCAAAAACGATACCGCCCCAAGTACCTGCGCCCCAGCCCACATTCAGAGAGTAAATATCTACACCCGTTGTAATCTGATATGCGGCAACCACTGATGCTCCGCCGTTGCCCGAGTCCCCTGCGGCTGCATTGACTGAAGCTGTGATGGTGTATGAGTTTGAACTGACGTAGCTGGTGATCTGGAACTCTGCGTTCAAGATGGCGGCAGTGATGTTGCCACCCAAAGATACCGCGCCGCTAAACGTAACGAAGTCCCCTGCCTGCGCACCGTGGGCGATATCCGTGACTGTGATGATTGGCGACCCCGTGGTTGCGGCAAAGGTGGCTTCGCCTGCGGTGGTGGTAGAGCGCAATGGGGTAACGTCGTACACCAAGCCGTTTGGCCCGTTCTGGATGTAGTACTTGAGGTTTGTGCCTATCGCCAACAGGTTGTAGCCTGTTAAATTAAGCCAGTTCCACATACCCCTAGCAACACCCCAAAGCGTACCCGTTGGGGGTTTTAACGCAGATACAGTTGTTCCCGTGTCGGCTGCCCACCCGCCAATCTTTTCTGGCTGGCCTGAGCGGAACCGAATTTTGTTGGAGGCGTAATAACCACCCTCGTTAGAGTAGGAGGTGTTTTCTCTGTTTACACCGGGTCTGAACAGCAATTTCTGGAGTGGCATGATTAAGCTACAAGTCCGGGAACATATTGCGTTTTACCAGCGACTTTCATGGCGGTCAACTCCTGCTTCTTTAAGTTGTCTGGGTTGTAACTCACATGCACCCAACCACTGTCAGGAATGCCGGGGGTGTAGAACTCCAGAATCAACTGGGTGTAGTCCAGATTATCCATGATCCACTGCGCCAACTCCGCATTTGGTACGCCGGGAATCTCTATATCGGCTGCTTGGCCCTTGCAATGGTCTGAGGTACGAGACCCATTTACCGCTGCATTTGAGTCAGGAGAGCGATACCCAGAGTTCACCTTGACACCTTTTTGGAAGTGATCGCGGATTGGCTGGAGAACACGTTCAGCCAAGATTTTGAGGTACTCGGTTTCAACTGGCCCGGGGGTGTTGTCCAAGCCCATGCGCAGGGCGGTCTCAGATTTGGTTAGTTCGTGCAGGGAGAAATTGGCGGTCAACTGGGTCATTTCATGCTCCTCACTTGGTTGTACTGGTCGATGCAGGTGTTGAGTTGCCGGATGGCTTGATCGCCTCGGGCGGTGAGATCGACAAGAGCTTGAGCAACTCGTCCGTCAAGCTCGGCTCTTGTTTCTGTATTTCCACTGGCAGCGGTGGATGGCTCGGACACTGACACGGGGCAGTCGGGCGCTTTGACAGGAATGAACAACTTGCGCTCGCCAGAGGCAAGATCAGTACGAAGCTTAATTTCTTTAATCCGTGCAACATCGTTGGCTTTCTTCAAGGTCTGGGCGTAGGTCTGGGCAACCTCCGCCATGCGTTGTTCTGTCTCCCGTGCCTGCTCGTTTAAACGGGCGATCTCTATTTGCTGGCGCTCATACTCATCCTGCTCTCCACTGTAATACCCAGCCCCAAAACTGCCAAGTAGGGCAAGTACGATGCCAAGCAAAACATATGGGTTGAGCAAAGTCATTCGTTGGTCTTTCCACGGACGTAGGCAGTTGCCGCCATGAACGCCACCACAATCGTACCCATCGCAGCGCAGTAGGTGGTCACCAAACCATTCAGGGCATTGACCTTGTCTAGTGCAACCAGTTCAGATGCCAAGTAAGCAATGAGTACAGGCGGTGCAACCAAAGCTGCCCAAGCCATGATCCTTTGCTGGTCGGCCATCTTGTCCATGTTTTCGATTTGCATCATGCGCTCAGAGCGAGCTAACTCCGTGTCCGTCACCACGCCGTCGTGGTTGGTGTCAAATTCGTTGTAGGTTGAGTCTTTTTCAAGTTGCTTACTCATGTTTTTTCCTCCGGTCAAAAATGGGGTTGTCCTCAAACTCTTTCGGACTGTCCCGATTCTTCCTCTCAATTTCCCGTCTCAGTTTCTCCACCTTCTCCAACTGCTGTTTGGCATCGTTCCTTGTCTCCAGTATGTCCAGATACATGAACGCCAACAACGGCAGCATCAAGGCCACCAACAAAACCGCTACCACCCAGCCCACCATTCCCATCACAAGCTCCTCAGTTGTTTCAACCACAGGAACCACGTCCACAGGTACAGGATAAGAATAAGGGCTAGGACGGCTGCTCCCGCTCGCAGGTTTTGGCTTCTTTCCCTTTGGTGTCGTTGCCATCTCAATCTTCGCTCCCGTTGTTCCTGTGCAAGTCTGGCAGCTTCTTGTTCAGCGGCTATGACATCCCGCATCTCAAACACTTTGCTGTACAGCGCACCCATTTCGGGAGGGCTTTGATACACCATCGTTTCCCTTATTGTCTTCTCCAACTCCGCCATCTGATCCTGCGCCATGACCCGCTTCAATGCGGCTTCCATTTGATTTTGGTCAGGTTCGTAGACGTTTCTGGACTTCTCCTCCTCTTCCCGAATGTGTGCAGCTAACTGCTCTTGAATCTTGAAGAACTCGGTAAGCTGCTTGACAACCCCCACCATGACTTCGGTTTCGTCAACGGCAACGAACTTGTCTTTCTTTTTCGCCACAGGCTTGGGCGTTGACTGTTTTGCCTTGGGTTTAAAGAAGTTACTAAAGTTACTCCAAAATCCAGTAACTTCCCTATAAACGCCAACAGCCTCGTCAACTGTGCTTTTGACCTCCATGAAAGAAGTCTTCGCCTGCTTGTATAGCTCACAACCTTCCTTGATGGCTGCGACGCAAGCATTGGCGGCAAAGAGGAGGCTGATCGGATCAATTTTTTACCTCAAGCGGTGCGTTCCCACATATACACAACAATATATGGTTGAAGGTTTGCGTCTGTACCAGAAGAACCTGTTGTGCTATTTGCCACGGTAATGCCTGTGGTTGCGGTACTAGTTGTATCAGTTATGTTTGCAGGAACAAAACAGTTTGTTGAACTGCCTGATTGCGGTAAGGCGCTACTTGGTCTGAGATAAGTGTGGTTGTGTCCGGGGTCTGTGACTGATGCAGTGTGGGTGTGGCTAACAACAATTGCATCTTTGCTGCCGCCTGTTGCGCCTGCGGTGTATGTTCCGCCTCCGCCTGTACCCGCGCCAATCATCACTCGGCCAGCACCAAACGCAGTCCATGTACCAAAACCAAGCAATGTAGCTGGGTTGGTTGACACTGTTGCAGTGTAAAGAGAACCAACAGGGTATAAAGCAGCCGCAATTGCCGCCTTAACAAATGCTGTTGTAGCGATTGACGTATCGTTATCCGAAGTGGATTGCGTCGGCGCTGTGGGGTTGCCAGTAAACGCAGGGGAAGCAATTGCCGCCACGTCCGTGCCAATCACCAAGCCAAGGTTTGTTCTTGCGGCAGACGCTGTGGTGGCTCCTGTACCGCCCTTGGCAATAGCCAATGTGCCTGTCAAGTTTGCTGCTTGTACTTCGTAGAAGTTTGTACCATCCGACCAGACCATGACCTTGTCGCCGTCTGCAATAGCCACCCCAGTACCTGCGGCTGTTGTGTTGCCGATGACCGTAGAGTTGTAGATCGTGATGGTGTAGCCAGAGTTGTTCCAGATGATGTACTGTTTAGACACTGGCGGGGCATAAATGGCTGATGCTGCTGCCGCGCTGTTGAACTTCAACATGGCAT